CAACATATTCTGAATTATGATAGCCATCAAGTGCTGTTGGGATAATATGAAGCATACCATTAAAGCGACCGCCAACCTGATACCAATCCCACTTACTATGAGGATTATAAGTACTTAAAATATTGTCATCATCATCTACCATATTACCATACCATTCACGTGCCTTTTGGAAGATTTCGTCCTCAGACATGTCTTTACATGTGTCCGGAAATTCTTCCCGCATTTCATCAATAGCCTGAGTACGTGTACGCTTAATATAAGGCGCTACTTCCAGATTTTCGTTATAGGGCGCAAGCAGGTCTTCAATAGACTGATCTTCTTCATGCAAAACTAATACTGCAAAATGACTCATTGTGTGTTCTCCTTTTTCTTATTAACTCCAACTTCACAAATCTGTACTTCATTACCCATCTGTACTGGTTGACCTACATATGGACAATTAGTACAAGATGGATGTGAAGCACAGATTTGGAGCATTTGTTGAGCATAATTATTTTGTTGATTACCCATGATGTCTATATTAATTCCATTTATGTTCATATTTAATTAATCCTTCTTGTGATAGCAGTTATTACTGGCACGGTTACACTGTTCCCAATTTGTTTATACAATTGACTATCTGAATTAACAAATTGTGCTCTATTAAACATTTCATCAGAAAATCCTTGTAATCTAAACGCTTCCTTTGGTGTCACCTTTCGCACTACAATATAGCTTTGCCATTTATCATACCAAATTGCATATGCTACGCAATTATCTGATATTTTTACATATATAGGTTCATGTGTGGAATTATATACTTGCATTGGTATCCCAACTTTTGAAGGTTCTTTATAATCAGACGAATTTAAAGTAGGATGAATGCCATCAGGAGATAAAACCCTTTCTTTATCTTCTCCATATGCCTGTTTTAATCGAGTATTACCAATTACTTTAATACCAACCATCGGTTCTCGCCCACCCCCTTCCATTTTAGTTAATGTAGGTGACACACCATCGGGGGAATAGACACGATATTGATTTGGATTATCACGGACAGATGATTTCCATTGTGCAATTTGTTTTACTTGAATATTATTTTCTCCATCTGTTGTTTTGAGAGGAAATATTTCTGGGGGATTTGATTTATATTGTCTAGAACATCCCACAGTATAGACCCGTTCCCTGTTTTGGGGGACGAAGTTAGCAGAGTTGAAAAGTTCGTATTGGACATCATACCCGCATGACTCCATTTCAAGGAGTATTGCGAGGAAATCAAATCCTCTGTTGCTGCTAAGCATTCCTTTAACATTTTCATAGATAAGATACTTGGGTCTATATTCTTCTTTGACTTCGTGCAAGAGTCTAAATATTTCTTTAACGAGTTTAGATCCCCCTTCCAATCCTTTTCGATCTCCTGCGATACTAAAACTGACGCATGGTGCTCCGAAACACCAGATATCTGCTCTGGGCAAGTCTGTTCCTTTGACTGTACTAATATCATTTGCAAACCACTCTCCGTTTCTATATTCTTCTTTTAAAATTTCTTTTTGACGCTGACGCATTGGCAGTGTCATAAGATGGTCTCGTTGTTCTTTAGTAATACAATGCATTGATGTATAAGAAGCAATTGCATATTTGTCAAATTCACAAAACCCAATACATTTGTGTCCAGCTTGTTCCATCCCAAGACGTATGCCACCAATACCCGCAAAAAAATCTATGAAAGTAAATTGTTTGTTATTATCCATATATTTATCACCTGTTAAAAATATCTCTCAAATGAATTATAGATATTCATTTGAGAGATGCTAAATTAATTATTTATTATTAAATCCCCAGCTCATCAGCACGTTCACGAAGATCATCAAGAATAATTACCATGGCCTGAATTTGTCCTTTGGTACATTCAGAAACTTTTTTACCACGACCAAGTGTCTGCTCAACAATCTCTGTCAATTCATCCATCTTATCAGCTGCCGCAAATCTCTGCCCTACTTCTTGAAGAGCATCCATTGTATCATCATAATCATATGTTTCAGTTGTATTCTGTTCTTTCTGTTCCTGATAAGTAACAGCCTTAACACCTGTTTTCTTCTCCATACCCTCAATTCCGATATTTACTGCCTCTTCAAAAGCCTCAGCAGACCATACAGGAAGATATGTAGGTGTTGTATCAAATCTTGAACGAGCGAAATATCTATCTGTTTCAGCCAGATATGCAGAAGAAGGAATTACTTTACCATCTTCATCCACGCCATTACTTTCTACATAGATAACATAATCAACAAAATCTCGCACAGGATCAACTGATCGCTTATCCCCCTTAGGATACATTTTTCCGTCTTTTTCTTGAGCATGCCCAATAAAAATAACAGTGTAATCACAAGAAAGCAAAGTATTTACTGTCTTAAAAAATTCTTTCTCATAAGCCTGATACAAATTAACTTTACCACCATCGACTGTGTCTCCAAGAGTAAGAGCGCCCTTACCAATAACAGTCTGAATATATTCCTGACACAGCAAAGCGGCCGCATAAAGTTCATCAATAATAATCGTGTCATAAAGTTCACGGGCTTTCTGACATGTGCTCTTAGATGTCAACTGCTTTACAATCTTCTTTAGATCAGCCCAAGCATTAACACGAATATAACTAACACCGCTTGTTGCATTAAGGCCACTCTCTGTTGCAATTACAAAGGGCTTGGACATACGGACGGCCTGTGCGGTCTTTCCTGTTGAATTCGATCCGAAAATTAAAGCAGATTTTCCAGCAAGCCCTTTTGCAATAACGGTTTTTTGTGGATTAAAAATATCTACTGCTACAGCCATAAATTATATCTCCTTATAAAATTAATTATTGTTTGTCCCCAATAATATACATTATTAGGGACAAACATAAACTCTTATTACATATCCAGTTTCAGCGTTCTACCATGCTTTGCTCCACTAGGTCTTGCGTTACTAGCACTCGTACCTGTGGTCTTCGGCTTGTTCTTAGCTTCCTCAATTTCACGCTCACGTTCTTTAATAGCAGCCTGAATTGTTGCCTTATCATAAGGCACATGATCCTTGTCTGTCTCTTCATCACCCTCATAAGGTTCAGAACCACCAGTTACAAGTAACTCATTAATATACGTTCTACGCACTTCCTTCTTAGGCTTGCCGAATGCTACGGGCTTCTCAATAGTTTCCTCAATGCTATTGTTGATAATATCACCATAGAATTCAGCGGTCTGACCGGGTGCGTATGTGTCTTCGCATGCATCTGCAAGTTCCTCAGGAACAATCAGATCAATCGGCTCAATTCCATTATAAGTTGGCACCCAACCACTAATCTTGAGTCTGCCAGTCTCAGTTACATCACCGTCAGCGTCCTTACCCATTTCAGGGACAATAGACTGAATAAACATCTCGGTTTCAAAAGTAGCATCTGGTTCAACATCAGCCTTATTACGAATCCTGTTAAAGAAACTTCCACGATAGCCGACAACCTCATTACCATTCTGTCCTCTGTATGGATTAAGCTGACCACTAGCACGAATTACATCAGCAGCATCGTCACCCGCCTCAGCTACAGACTGAAATTCATTCATTACAGTGACCAATCCTGCATAAGTTTTGTTCTCAGTTTTATCAGTCTTCTTCTCTTTAGAATACACATTAAACGTGACAAAATTCTTGTCACTAGTCTTTACCGTAACAGAACCTTCGATATGTTTCTCACCAGTTTTAGGATCTGTCTTAATCTCAAGCTTCTTATCTGTCAGAAGTCCTACTGCTGTTGCCTTTGTCTTTGCCTGTCTCAGATTTGTTTCCATATTCATTTTCTCCTTTTATTTTAATTTTCGTTTTTCATTTTATCAGCCAGCAGGATTGCATCAGCCATCATCTGAATCTTCTTCTGTCTGCGCTTCTCTGCACGCTTTTCTTTCTTACGCTGAATCTTTGCTTCGATCCGCTTTTCTTCTTCTTTAAACTCTTTACGAGCCTCTTCAAGTTGCTCATTCCGTTTCATCACTTTAAGAGCGTCTTTAATTGATTTATTAAACATTGAATTACCAGTCTGCTCATCATTACTCATGAGACGCTTAGTAATACAAATTCCAATTCCAACTTCCAGATTGAATGTATCATCTTTATCACAAACAGCTTTAGTCTGAGTTCCATCAATAAATGTTACAATCACAACTTTCTGATTAATGACCTTTACATCAATGATTTCCGGCACTTTATGAACTATATGAAAAATTGGGTCACAAGTAACTGTGCCAATACAATCACCGCTAATTACTTTTCCCGTATCCATATTCATTATATACATTCCTGAAATCTCCATAGGCATTCCTTCACATGGCATAATCTTCATCTCCTTTAATAAAATAATCTTTCATCATTGTTAATATCTTCTGTCCAATAGGTCTCATATTTAATTATTTTTATTTGTTTACATTTTGGGCACATACATAATTTAGTACTGCATGAACCGCTATCGTTCCACCATGTCTCTACCCCCTTATCTTGTAATGAAAAGGAATGATCACAGTGTTTGCACTGAATCAATTCCATATTAATAACTTCCTTTCTATAGAGTACGTTGTGTATCTCTCAACGTCTGTCTATATTCTATATTTTTAATTATCACTTGTCAATAGTCTTTTTATTCACTCATCACCCACCTTTTTGATATACTCCAATAATTCACTTGGCTTACCAACAAAGAATGGCTCTTCTCCCCAATTACTTACTTCAATAGTCAATACATCATCTGCATTTCCAGTTTCATCTTTACCTATGGTTTGAATTACTTTGTAATTGTAATCACACCATGCTTCAGCATCCCAATCAGGAGAATACAAATATAAATAACCAATACTGTCTTTAAAATCATGAACGAATTGTGCAGCCAAATCTCCAATCCCGTTTGCGTAATCATGTTCGTAATCAGGAATGCCATTTACCATGATTTTAGGCATCAGCCATTCAGCCAACGATTTACCAACACCTTCTAAATAACCGTCATACTGTTGGTATATTTGTGCTGCTATTGAATCACCTGCATTAACTCTTTCAATAAATGTGATTGTGCTTCTTGTCCCCATTTAATTACACCTCCATTTCAAAAATGCTTCGTTCATATTTAATCCGCAATAAACTCTCACACCATCTTTCCAGACATGATATACAGGCTTGGTATAAAACCGATTATTCTTATACCAATATTCATTTTGTGTTTTATATAAGGCTGTGTTGCCACAACCCCCTAAACAATACACTAGAGTTTTGTTGATTTCACAGCCTTTAATCCATAATTCAAATTGCGTTAATGCCATAATATTAGTTTTCTTTTTCATTTAAAATTAATAGAGAGCCGGGGACTCGAACCCCGATTAAACCTTGTAAGGGCATACAGCTTATAAGGCTGTGGCTCTAGACCTGTTGAGCTAGCTCTCTTTAATTTTAATTATATCTTATTAACAAGTTCCCATTTATATTCTAGATATGAAGATGTTTTTCCTCTGATTACATAATTTATGCGAGAGAAGACAGAAGCAAATTTTTTTTGATACTTTTCAGCAATATAATTAGCAGCTTCACTAGTACAATTAAATACTTTTAATACCACATTATCTTTTGATAACATCAGCACATTTTTATTTTTATATTTTGTAGTATTCCCTTTATTATAAGGTATTCTACCTTTTATTTTCTGCCCCTTCTTTTTTTGTATATCATTATATGTATTATTATAAGAATAAGTACACCATTCCAAATTATTAACATTATTATTAAGTGGATTTTCATCAATATGGTTTACTATAGGCAAATTATTAGGATTAGGAATAAAAGCTAAGGCAACTAATTTATGGATATGATATGCCTTTTGATTTCCATGAATCTTAATTACAACATATTCATATCCTTTATTAGATATTTGTGATTTTAAAATAATATTACTTCTTAAACTGAATACTCTACCAAAAGAAGATACGGCATAATAATCATTTAAAAAATTTAATAATGCCCATTTTTCATTCTCTGTATCATATTTATGTTTAATTATATTTTGTTTTCTATCTTCCAATAATTCTTTTTTATTCACATCGTTCACGCATCGTTCACTTCCTTCTTTTTAATATATTAGCGTCTTCTTAACCTTTGATTAATTAATTAAAGAACCAATTACTTGCGCTAAGAGTCCAAATAATATGATTGGCTGTTCGGCTCATGGAAACTCCCAAATTTTCACATTTAATACACGCCACCGCCTGTGTAACCAATCATATCTTTTTTAATTGTCTACTTTCGTAAGACCTCACGCCAATTCAACGCCACTTGTGATGCTTCCTGAATTGGTAATTGTGTGCATCATACTCTCGAAGAGATTCGGACTCTTACTGAACCGACCCTAAATCGGTTGCCTCTTCCAGTTGGGCTACGAGAGCACAATTCCATGTCTCACTACATTTCAGTCTTCACTACACAACGCCTAGACACTGCAAGTTGGTCTGCGTTGCCACACCACTTCCATCGCCTCGATCCGAAAGTAATGCGTGAAACATGGTCTTGCATCTTCCAAGTGGTAGTCTGTTGTGCATAACAAGCTGAACACTCTTCCGACAAATTTAATTAATATTTAGTAGATAACCGCACATGCACGTTTGCAGATTTAACGGTACTGCTGCGGAACCGCTCAAAACATATATCGTTTCAGCTTTGAGATTGGCATTTTATAGTATGCCAGAGCCACCACCCAGATTCGAACTGAGATTGACTGATTACAGATCAGCGCGCCTACCATTGGCAGATAGTGGCGTAGCACTTGTGGGAATTGAACCCGCCATCTCGGCCTTGAAAGGGCCGTATACTAACCTTTATACGAAAGTGCCTTATTTTATCTATTATACCAACAAACATAAGGATATTTTTTTACATCGTTCCACGTTAATGAATCATCCCATACACTTATGGTTGTTTCTTTTTCACCGTCATGAAAACGACCATCCCCATCAAACGAATTAATCCAACCATTAGCAACGTTTTGACAAAAATCTTTTGTAGTCATTACATGTGCATATTCACATTCTGCTTTAATTTCTTCGATTGTTTTCATTATTTTATCCTCTTTAATTAGATTGTATATATCTTAATAAAATTTTTTCGGGCAATGTGCCACATAAAATAATATCGTCTATTTGATAACCAATAATAATGACACCAATAATGACACCAATAATTACTGCAATAATAGCAATTATTATTATTTCGTTTACAAACTTATTTATATATACACCAATAAAAAAGATAATTCCAATCACAACAAATAACGCGCCAATCACAAGCCAAAAGATTGATTGGCAAAATTCATATGTAATTACTCTTTTTGCCAAATCTTGCAGATATGGAATAATGTTTTTATCACCCCAATTCAATGCTAATCCAAATTGCTTTGCCAGTTCCTGTAATGTTTGTTCATTAATAGTCATTTAAATTATTTTCTCCTTTTGAATCGAAACATTAATTATCACAGCTAATAATTTTCTTGCCATCATTACAACCCATGGTTTCTCAATCGGCAGGAATGCTCCTGTACTTGCATCCCAATCTTTAAATTCATCGTATAGTGTTACCTTGGCTGAAATATCAGGATATTGTTCCTGTAAATCTTTCAACTCTCTCGCCCATATATCCCACTGTTTGTCAGTCACTATGTTTTTGTTTAAGTGGTAATATAGGCATGAATGGATGAGCATCTGGTAACGTCTTTGCTGGATCTTTTCTGCTATCTTTAAATTCTCTCCAGAAAATAAATCATATGTATTATTCATTAAATTTTCCTTTATAATTATAAAATAACTCTCCACAGTGGGAGTCGAACCCACAACAGGAATAAATCCAGCCGGATTAAAAGTCCGGTACCATACCGCTAGGTGATGTGGAGATAAAACGGGGATAGAGAGAATTGAACTCCCATATGGTGGTTAACAGCCACCTGTTCTGCCATTGGACTATATCCCCTTTTAATATTACAAATGCGCATTATGTAATATAGAGTTATGAATATGTCTGC